ATCTTCGGATCTCCAGGCGCGTAATCGTAAGGTTACAAACCAATTTAGAGGGGCGCTTCGGCGCCCCTTTTTATTTGCAAATAAGATATTAAAAGTTTATAGTCACAATACTGCGATAAAATAGTTAATATAGACGCGCGCAGTCGACGGCCTAGAGACTATATTAACGTAAACTAGGAGGATTATATCATGGCTAAAACTACTTTTTCAGGTCCAGTACTAGAAGGTAAAGAGGGTGTAAATATTGAAACTAAAAGTTCAAACTACACTGTCGTTGCTACTACAGACTCAGGAAAAACTTTTGTAAGTGCAACTGATGGAGTTGTATTTACTTTACCGGCAATTGCTACTGGAGAGGTTTACAAATTTGTAAACACTGCAGAAGACGGTACCAACACATTAACAATAAGTCCAAACGCTAACGATGGAATTGCTTATGCAGGAACCAAAGTAGATAATAAAGACTTAATCAATACAAAAGCTACTTCTAAACAAGGTGACTATGTTGTTCTTGCTTCTTTTGAAGAAACAGGTGCATGGCAGGTTACTGACGTTAGAGGAATTTTTGCTAAAGAATCGTAAGATTAATTAATTAATTGTGGGGCTTCGGCCCCACAAATTTAGGAGGACAAGATTATGGCAGGTGGTGGATCATTCACATCGGACCAGAAGACGGCGCATCTAGCAGCTGACGGACAATTAGTAACAGGACCTTGTAGAGTAACTTCTTTACAAGCAAAAGGTGGAAGTAACTGTGTTGTTATACTTTATGACAATACTTCTGCAGCAGGTACAGCACATACTTTTAAGTTTGATACAGAGGGACTACAAATCTATTTTCCTGGTAGCGGTATAAAATTTAAAAATGGTGTGTTTTTAGATTTAACAACTACTGGCGGCGTTACTATTACGTTCAACTAGGAGGTTAGATGGCAACATCAGGTACAACTACTTTTGAAAGTGGTTTCTTAATTGACGATGTCATACAAGAAGCCTATGACAGAGTTGGAGTTAAATCAGTAAGTGGTTATCAATTAAAATCAGCAAGACGCTCTTTAAATATCATGTTTCAAGAGTGGGCTAACAGAGGTTTACACTATTGGGAAATAGATAAAACCAGCATAGATTTAGTTGAAGGACAAGCTGAATACAGTTTTTTCAGAAGCGCTGATGATGGAACAAGTGCAACTACAGCACCTACAAATGGTATATATGGAGTTGATGATATTTTGGAGGCAGCATTAAGAGACAACAGAGCTACAACAACTCAAAGTGATTCCGCTCTTACTAAAATAAATAGATCTACATATTCTGGTTTATCAAACAAATTGTCAAAAGGCGCACCTTCACAATACTATGTACAAAGATTTTCCGATAAGACTATGCTTACGGTATATCCAACCCCTGATACCACAGCAGCAGCTAAACATTTGGCTATTTATTTTGTAAAAAGAATTCAAGACGTAGGTGGTTATAGTAATACAGCTGACGTTCCTTACAGATTTGTTCCATGTATGGTGGCAGGTTTGTCGTTTTATCTAAGTCAAAAAGTACAACCTGAGCTAACACAGCAACTTAAAATGTACTACGAAGATGAGTTAAATAGAGCCTTAACCGAAGATGGCTCTTCTTCAAGCACATACATAACTCCACAGGCGTACTATCCAAATGTCTAATTTTGCATCAGGTAAAAAATCAAAAGCTATTTCAGATAGAAGTGGTATGGCTTTTCCATACAAAGAAATGCGAAAAGAATGGAATGGTTCTTTTGTACATGTTTCCGAGTATGAGCCAAAACACCCACAGCTAGAACCAAAAACACAAAAAGGTGATTCACAAGGTATACAAAACGCCAGACCAGATAGAGTAGAACCGCCTGTTGCACACATATTACCTTTCGATAATTTAAGCGCAGGAGTTAGAGACAGTATAGTTGTAAATGTAAATGATCCAGGTCATGGTTTTGCAACCAATGATATTGTTAGATTTAGAAAAGTTGAGTCACACTTTCCTCCTTATCCTGAAGTTTCACACATACAGGATCATGATATTAATTATGCACCAGGCCATAAAGTTACAAAAATAGATGATGATAATTTTTCTTTTAGTCCAAACGACATTTTAGAAGCCTGGTTGACAGCTAATTGCAATCCTGGAGTAACCACAGTGTATATAGATTTGGATGGAACTCTTACAGAATATTATCAAGCAGTGGCAGCCTATGCTACATCAATTGGTCTATTAGACTCAGGAGGAGACTGGTATGATATGTCTCCTGCAATTGAAGCTGCAGCAGTAGCTGCATCTGGCACCTATTTTCAAACTTTAGGGAAAAGAGCTGAAGCAGATGCGCTGGTAGATCTAGTTATATCTAAGAATGGTTCTTATGAAATACTTTCTTCTACTACTTCATCCGGTATGACTGCTCAAAAAAATGCGTGGGTAGATGCTAATTTAACAGGAGCTAGAGCACCAGCAGCTAGAAACTATGCTACAAATTTCAATAAAGGCCCTTATGGTGGAGCAAACAAACTATTAATAGATGACAGAACTACCTATATAAATCAATTTGAAGCTGCTGGAGGTAAAGGGTTTAAATACTTTGAAAGTGGTGGTATAAGAAAGTTTGGAGGGAGACTGGCCTCAGTTGGACCAGTTACATTATTAGGATGACAACATACGCAGAATTAGTAACACAGATTAGAGACTACACAGAAACCGATAATCAGGTTTTAACAGATACTATTATCAATGATTTTATCGAACATGCTGAACACAGAATATTTAGAGATGTTGAGCTTAATGACAACAACATATATGTAAATGGTAATACAGCAGCTAATAACAGATTTGTAAGACTACCTGGATACAGCTCAACAGACCCCAGTAAACCTGAAATAGGTGATATAGCGACTATCAGGTATGTAACTTTATACACAGACACATCTCCTAGAACACGCTTTGATCTGGTTAGAGTCGATCAAGATTTCTTGGCTGAGTATTATGATACTCCAGAAGTGGGGTCATCAGCCAAACCTAGATACTATGCAAACTGGGACATGGGTACAATAGTCGTTGCACCTACGCCCAATGCAGTGTATAAATTTGAGATAGGTATTACTAAAAAACCAACAGGCTTATCAAGTAGTAACACCAAAACATGGGTCAGCGTAAATGCTCCTAATGTTATTTTGTATGCCTGCTTATGTGAAGCTTTTAAGTTCTTGAAAGCTCCACAAGACCAACAAGTTTACGAACAGTCTTACAATCAGGCTATTCAACAACTTGCACAAGAACAATTAGGTAAAAAACGAAGAGATGAGTTTAGGGATGGGTCATTACGTATTCCTATACCATCTGCAAACCCTTAATAGGAGAAAAGTATGGCAATTAACCAAGCAGTTTGTAATGTGTTCAAACAAGAATTACTAAAAGGTAACCACGATTTAGATGGTGGTCACACTTATTACATTGCGCTTTATACTTCTTCAGCAAACTTAGGAGCTACAACCACTGCGTATTCAACATCAAATGAAGTAACAAACTCATCAGGAACTGCTTACACAGCAGGAGGTAAAGAACTAACTGGTGAAACTGTTGCTGGTGGCGCTAGTGTGAGCACGGCGTATGCAACATTTTCTAATATATCTTGGACTTCTGCTTCATTCACTGCGAATGGTGCATTAATTTATAGACAAGATGGTGGTGCTCCAACTAATGATGCTGTTGTTGTGTTAGCGTTTGGTGGTGATTTTACGGCTTCCAACGGAACATTTACAATTCAATTCCCTACAGCTGGCGGCGGATCAGAGCTCATCAGATTAGGATAGGAGGACTATAAATGGCCTTCGTCGTAAATGATAGAGTCAAAGAGACGACCACAAGCACAGGCACGGGTACAATTAACCTTGCTGGAGCTGAAACTGGTTTTGAAACTTTTGTAGCAGGAATAGGCAATAGTAATACAACTTACTATTGTATTCAGGCACAGGGTGGTTCTGCTTTTGAGATAGGTGTAGGTACAGTTACTGATGCCTCACCTGATACCCTTTCACGTACAGCAATTATTTCAAGTTCCAACGGTGATGCTGCTGTTGATTTTGGATCAGGTACAAAAGATGTATTTTGTACATTACCTGCATCCAAGGCTGTCATAGAAGATAATAGTACAAACGCAGACATTGCTGGAAACTTAACTGTCGGTGGCACGGTTGACGGTGTAGATATTGCAGCAAGGGACGCTGTTTTAACTTCTACTACAACTACAGCGACCGCTGCTTTACCAAAAGCTGGTGGCACGATGACTGGTAACATAGTCATGTCTGGTTCAGAAACTGTTGATGGCGTAGATATTTCTGCCAGAGACGCTGTATTGACTTCTACAACCACTACAGCAAATGCAGCTTTACCTAAAGCTGGCGGACAGATGTCAGGCAACATTACAATGGCCGGTACAGAAACTGTAGATGGACGTGACCTTAGTGTTGATGGAACTAAACTTGATGGCATTGCTACAGGTGCTACAGCAGTCGGTGGCGCTAACGGGGTTGATTTTAATGACGATGTTAAAGCAAGATTTGGAACAGGAAACGATTTAGAAATATTTCACGATGATTCTGGTACTGATAAAATAGATAAAATTGTTAGTACAGCAGACTTTTTAAGAATACAAACAGACACACTAAGAATTAATAGCGCTAATGGTAGTCAGTCTTTTATAGGCGCAGATCTTAACGGAAGTGTTGATTTAAAGTTTCAAGACAATACTAAACTTGCTACTAGTTCAGGTGGGGTAGTTATAACAGGAACTGTAGGAGGTGATGTTGTATCAGCACACCCAGCAGAAACAAGTTTTGCAAGTGATGATGTAATTGCAGTTTATGATACATCTGCATCAGCAATTAAGAAAGGAACCATAGCTAATGTTGCCTTACAAGGACCAGCAGGATCGCCTGGTTCTAATGGAAGTCCTGGATCACCAGGACCACCAGGACCAAGTGGTACCATTACAAATACATCATATCAAATGACAGCACTTGGTGTTGGAACTGCTGCAGGACCGACGGGTCAGATACGAGCGACATCAAACATCACAGCGTATTATTCTGACTCACGTTTAAAAGATTTTGAAGGACCAATTGATTCTGCTTTAGATAAAGTAAAAGCCTTAACGGGTTATTATTTTAAAGAAAATGATTTGGCTAGGTCTTTTGGATACGATAACGAGAAACGTCAAGTTGGTGTAAGCGCACAAGAGGTAGAATCTGTTTTACCTGAAGTTGTAACTGAAGCACCATTCAATTCAGACTATAAAAGTGTTTGGTATGAAAAACTTGTTCCACTATTGATTGAAGCAATCAAGGAATTGGACGACAAGAAAAAGGATAAATAATGTTTTTCGGAGCAACTGCATTTGGACAAGCACCTTTCGGAGCTGTGGGTGAAACAATAGAACAAATTATAATTACGCCCGCAAGTCACACATT